TTATTAAAAACAATTCTAGAAGCAGCTTCAAATTTAGTTCTTAACGTACAATCTTCATCGTGATAAAAACTAATCGTATAGCCACCCGCTTCAGGGTAAGTAGATCTACCAGGCACCTGAAACTCTTGTCCAAAATAGTTAACTACCTTGCTATCAATGTTTCGTCCCGGCAACTGTGCTGTCTTTGCATAAACTAGATCGTTATCACCAACAAATGTAACTCCACCTGCTAATGTAATGTTTCTAACTCTAAATAGAAAATCTCTTGAAAATTGATTTTCGGCTGCTTTAGTAAAGAAGTTTTGAATTGTTGTTGCCATAATAATATTTAATAGTTCTTATTGTTTAACCGCCAACTAACTCTTGGAAATTGGCATCTGTTCTTGTAGCGTAGAAGTTAACTAAGATAAACTCTGCTGTTCTCGTTGGCTTAAGGTAAATATCTACCACAAGCTCATTAGCATCGATAACGTTTGGAGTATTGTTTCTTTCGTCACAAACAATCAAGTAATCAAATAATCCTTCATTGTTCTTCGCTCTTTCAAACAGAGGTGTTAAAGCATTTACTAATCTAGTTCTAGTAAACTCAGAGTTCTGCTCAAATACAAACTGACGAGCCAACTGCTTAGTAGGTCTTTCTAATGATAAGAACAATCTTCTAACGTTAATTCTATCGAATGCGCTTGGCTTCTTCTGTAAAGTCTTCTGACCGAATATTACAATACCCGATCCAGGGAATTGAGCTATTGGGTTAATGTTAGCTTTGTAAAGTTCATCACGCTGCTTTTGATTAGGATTAACTGCAATATCATTAGCAAAGGAAACTAATCCTCTAGTAAAGCCTGCTGGTGCAAACCATGGAAATGCTACTGCGTCTGTTCTTGCCATAGCAGCTGCAGCATATGCAGAAGATGGTACCCAGCACTGCTTACCACTATAACTATCATTGATTGCCATCCAGTTACCATAAGTTGTAGCATAAGAAGTATTTTCATTCTCAAACTGATGTCTTATTGGCCAATAAATTTCTGTTTGGAAATTCTTTGTCTTATCAGCTAATGGCTTAGTATTCTCACCTTTAATAACAATCTGTCTAATAGGATCTGCTACAAAGATGCAATCACCTCTATCACCACCTTCGTATGGAGGCTTTACAAACTTCTCAAACTTATTAAAGATTGTAGAGTAGTTATTTCTTAATGTAACTGATGCTGGGAATGATACATCGTTTGAAGTTCTTAATCCATTTACTGCACCGCTAATTGCTGTGCTATAAGAAACATCATCATAATAATCATTACCATCTGCTTGTGATATTGCATGAATAGTACCTAAACCTGCTTCAGTTACTATATCAATGTTATATACTTCATCGTTTTTGATATTATCAAGCGATCTTTCAAGCTTATTTGGAATATTACCTAAAAGTTTAGTCGTTACTTTCTGATTAGTAAATTGACCTAATGGTGCAAGATCAGCAGTAGATGGGTATGTCGCGACCGATTTGAAGATTCTACCGTTCCCGCCATAGCCACCAACTCCAGTTAAGCCGGTATTAGCTGAAGTAGCGTTTCTTAAACCGCCTGTAGTTTTCACTTTTAATTGCGCGCTTCCTTGTGCGTTAAGACCTGTTTCACCTGTTAATCTTCTCGATACATTATCGTTAACTAAAACTTTAACGTTTTGTGATTTTTCGGAAACATTTTCTAAGAATATCGATCTATCAGTTCCACCATTAGGATTAAGTTCAGTTCTATGAGCATTAATAGAACCAGCAATAACATCAGTTAAGACGTAGTCAAGTTTAGTAGCTTCATTCGCATAAACAGACTTACGTAATTTAAACACACCAAATTGTAAATAATCATCAAACGACCTAGCATCTAAGTCATAATCAGTAAGATTTTCCATTACTCTTGATACACTTTGACCTGCGCCATCTGTTGCAGAAGAGGTTAAGTCAAATGTTATAGTGTTTAATGGCACGTCGAGATATTCTGCTGGTATCGTGCTAGTCCGGGCATCAGGTAATGATTTTATACCTGAAACTGCTAAGAAATTAGTAGCAGGGTTTTGAGTATTATCTAGAACACCTACATAAGTACCTTCTAAGCTTTGGTTATTAGCTAGTTGAGTTTTATTAAGAACAACAATACCTGCATTACCGATATTAGTTACACTATTAATAGGAGAAGTAGCATTGGTTGTCCAAGTAATACTTGAACCATCTACTATTCCTAAATATTCAGCTTCAGTTAGTTGGAAGTGTACTGGGGGCCCTACAACGTAAAGAGCTGAGCCAGAGTGAGATAGAGAAGATAATGCTTTTCCATTAGTATCCAACGCAGATACTGAATAGGCTAAAGCAGAATACTTAGATCCAAATCCATCTCCTGTACCTGTACCATATGGCAGTCTACCAGTGTAAACAGTAGCAGGTGAATTAAGTAGTTCGGATATAGTATAATGAAAATATTTTTCTGCTGCAGTTGTAGGAGGACCATATATTTGAACTAATTCTTGCTTAGTGGATATAAGTAAGACTTCATCAATGGGACCCTGTTGAGCGAAACCAGTAACATAAACGCTAGTTCCGGCAGCTGCAGGTGTTGTAAAGGAAAGATCAGATTCTCTTATTTCTACTCCAGGTGAGTTAATAGTACGCTGTGCCATAAAATTATTTATCCTAATTCAGGTTAATAATTTCAAAAACTGATAACTTCTGTGTGTAATTGTGAGTAAACAAATGTGAACCCTGAGGTAATTTCATCAGCATCTGTGTAACTGTAGTTTATTGCGTCAACTGTTGTGGGAAATGCTTTTGTATAAGTGAATTTGATACGATTATTATTGAACTCATCTTTACCAAAAATGGTTAAATCTGTTTGGTAATCCTGAAAATCTGGATTATTTTCATTTATTTCACGAGCATTATACCTTCCATCGTATTGATCATGTAGTAAATTAAGCCAAGAGTATATCGCGTAGTAATTTTTATACTCATTATCTATCTTAAATCCTATAGTTACTGGAGGATAAGGGTTTTTTGAATGAGAAGATAAATATAAAGTATTACCTGCATACCTATTCTCTACTGCAGGTACGTTAACTTCAGGTACTGCAGCACCAAATATTGAAAATTGAACTGATTCAGGAATTAAACTGTCATTAGTTTGATTAAACTTTTTACTAAATTCCTTTAAAATCGGTGGTACATCAAAAACTAATAAAAACTTATCAGCTCTAGATTTGTTCAGCATCGACTGCTGCATAGTATTCCTTGCCATGTATATATTTATAGCTGCCTAGGTATACCCGCTTGCCAATTATCTTGTGGATTTTCACCTAAGAAAGTAAATCCTGCAGATCTTAAATCATCCATATCGTCTGACCCTTCATCACCACCCATGCCAAACACTACAGCGGATACATTATTAGATCCTATGCCAGTAATCTCTTCATCTAGATAGATAGAGGTAGGATCTTCAAAATACTGAATACCGAAGTCCATAGGCTCGATAACAGAAGGTTTGCCCATATCATCTACTTCTACTATATCAAAAAACCTTTCAGTGATCTCTTTCTCTAGAATAAACAACCCATAAAGCATAGCCATGACCCTATCATCATGAAAACCTGCTCTAGCTTTCCATGTACCATTAGGATACCTTACAAAGTTTCTTAGTTCAGTTACTGTGTCTTCCTCTCTTATAGTAACTACTCTTATTTCATTCATAAAGTATCTCATATTAAGAACGCCTTTATATTTAGAATTAGTATGGGCTATCATTCCCCTCATTACATTTCTACGATGAGCATTTTTATTACCATATGATACTATTTTATCATAGCCTAAATCTTCTGATAACCTATCCACGACCTGGGCGCCACAATTGTTTCTCTCTATGAGAGCCAAGGGAGACCCCCAGTTACGTAAAATCTTGTATAATCTATTAGTAAACTCTAAAGGGGGTATCTGATTGTTTCTATAGATGGCTACTTGCTTAATATCTTTAATATCAGTTATATCTAAAATCTGAATAACAGATGAATCAACACCTACACCTTCAGATATATCTACCCCTGCAACGTATACTTTACTTTCATCTGGCTCTTCCCAAATCTTATAATGACCTTCATCTAATATAATTTTAGGTTCAGTTACCTTTGACATCATTTCCTCAAATAGATCATCATCAAGAGAAGATTCCCCAGAGTGAATAAACTCACATTCAAATTCTTGTAACCATGCTTCTGCTGAACCAATAGCAGTTTTAGTAGCTTGAGCCCATTCTTTATCCCTTCCAGGTACTTCATCCCATTTTATTTTATCATGAGCCCATCCGTTATGACCCTCCACGGCACCAGTATAAAGTTTATAGAATAAATTAGCACTTCCATTAGAAGTAGAACAAACAAATACTTTAGATTTTTTAGAAGAGGTAATAATAGGAAATACCGACTTCCAAAACTCTTCTACTAAATGTGGTTCAATGAATGCCATCTCATCAATAACTAAACAGTTAACAGATTGACCACGAGCAGCTGTACCAGTAGTAGTTGTTATACCTATACGACTACCATTTTCTAAGGTCATAGACGTCTTAGCATATTCCTTTACAGGAGGCTTTAACCAGTTAGGTAGCTCTTCGTATGCCATTCTAACTCTCTGAAATATCTCAATAGCGGTAGCCTCTTTGTTTGCTACTAAAAGTATACGTTGATCGTTACTAAAGCATGCTTGCCATAGAATATAGATTGTCATCATAGTAGACTTTCCTATCTGTCTTGAAGCCAATAAACAGAAAAAGCGATTATCTCTCATCTTTCTCAATGCCCTCTTTTGAGCTTTATAAAGATTAATCTTCTCTTTACCTCTATCTAAGTTAATAATATGGAAGAAGTTTTCAGCGAAGTATAGTATATTACTGCTTGCTTTTTTAAGATTCTTTACCTGATCCTTAGTATATTCACCCTTCCAGTTAACGTTGGGTAAATTTTTATTACCCATATAAAACATATTATCTTGTCTAGCCACAGAAATATTTAGTAAGGAGCATAAATAATTACATGTCAAAAGGAAAAGACTTTATGTCATTAGGTGAAGCATATAGAGATGTCTTCAAACAAGTAGTAGTTAACGAAGATGTTCCTGCAGGAACTACAGGAGAAGCTCCTCTAGTAAAGGGGGGACCTGAAGAAGAAGGAGGATTTCGAAAGCCTCTTGTTGATCTAGAAAACATGTCTGATAAAGATAAAAAAGATAACATCTATAATATAAAGGGATATTCATATGGAGACGGAAACGATCCAGTTGATTGTCAAGGTCCTAAGCCAACTGGACCAACTTACGGGCAAGTAGCTTATACAGGTAATGTGGGTCCTGAAGAGGATGAAGAAGATGAAGAAAAGCCTGATTACATAGATATTGATGGTGATGGTGATAAGAAGGAGTCCATGAAAAAAGCTGCAAAAGATAAGAAAAAGAAGAAGACCCATGAAGAAGATGAAGAAATTTTAGGAGAACACGAGAAAATTGCACGCGACAGCCTAAATAATTTTATGAGCAAACCTTCTGTATTTGATAAACTTTATAATAAAGTAATGGTTAATGAAAACTTCGGTGAATTTGAAGATGCCGAAGATATGTCTGAAATTGAAGCCCTTGGAATCGACGTAGATGAAGACGATGGTGGAGACGGAGGCGATCTTACTGTTACCATTCCAAAAGATGTAGCCGAAAAGCTTCATGAAGTATTAATGGCAGCTATGGGAGGCGATGATGAGCCTGATGAGGATTTTGAAGCGCCTGTATCTTATGAAGAGGATGAAGAAGCAGTTGATCCTGGTTCTGAACTTCATCATACAGTTAATATGGGAACAGGTGGAAAGAACAAAGTGGGTAACTTAAAGCCAAGAGGAGCTGCTAAAAGCAAAACAGCTTCTGGAACAGTTGATCCTGGTTCTGAGCTTCATCACAATGTAAATATGGGAACTGGCGGAAGTAACAAGGTTGGTGATCTTAAGTCCGGCCAAAGTGCATTCGAATAAAAAAAAGCTCAATAATTAAATTAAAAGAGCCCGTAGAGTAGACCTCTTCGGGCTTTTTTAATAAATATAAATGTGAAGATCTATAACAAAACTCTAAATGAAAAGTTTTGGTCTGATGATAGCTTTGATCCTGAAATAAGGCAAAAATTACTAGCTATCACTTCAGATTTTATAAACGAGTTGGAATTAGACAATGTAAAGATTCATGATGTTACTTTAACAGGAAGCAATAGTAACTACAACTACAATGACTTTTCTGACTTAGATGTACATGTTCTTATTGATTATAAAGATATTAATGAAGATGAAGATCTAGTTAAAGATGCATTAGATGGTAAGAGGTTTATATGGAATCAAAGACATAATATAAACTTTAAAGGGCATGATGTAGAGATGTATGTACAGGATAAAGACGAACCACATACTGCATCTGGTTTATATTCTATTCAGGATGATAGCTGGTTAACTAAACCTTCATATGATCCTCCTTCTGTCGACTTAAAAGATGTTTATAAGAAAGCTAATGCTTTTGTAAAAGATACTCAAATACTAGAAGAGAAGTTAAGTGAAGTAAAAGGTAAAGAAGCTAGAGAGCTTAATGATGTTGCTAAGAAGTTAAAAGGAAAGATCTCTAAGATGAGAAAAAGAGGTCTTGAAAGAGAAGGGGAGTTTAGTATTGAAAATTTAGCATTTAAAGTCTTACGTAATACTAAAGTAATTGAGAATCTTATTGATCTAATTGCTAAATCATATGATAAGATCTATATGGAAAACTTTAAGACATTCTTTGAGTACTATCAAGGAGAAGACCTTCTTAACCCTCATATGAGAGTAGGTAAGAACATTAATAGAGTAGGTTTAAATAAGAAACATCTCAATACCTTACCTAAAAAGTATAATCATAAATGTCCTCATGTTAATAACCTTATTAATGGCGCGGCCAGCCAAATAAAACTTATGGGAATGCCTTTACTTAATACCTTAAATACTTACGGAGTTCAATATTTACCAGGTGAAACTAAAGTATTAGGTAACTCTGGTGTTGAAGTTAAGATGTTTGAAGACGAAGAAGGTAACCAATGTGGAATGTTAGCCAAAAGATGATATGTCTGTATGTAACGAAAATAGATTAAACTGTACCCCGGAAGAAGTATTAGCTGCTACTGCTATACCTTCTTGCGGTCAATTAGTTAATCCTTCTAACTTACAAGCAGAGCAATTAGTCTTTGATCAAGCATATAACGATCTTATTAATAACTTCGGTATACCTGTTGATTACTATATAAACACCTTTAATTTATCAGCTGCTGATCTACTTTATGGTGAAGATTCAGTTAAACAATATAAAGGTCCTCTTTCAGGAGTACAAATGTATGTTGAGTTAAATGACGATGCAGTTAACTTAACTAAGTTTGGTTTCGACCCTGGTGACGAATTTACAGCTTATGTCCACATTAGTACTTTTCACTCTGCTGCTTCTGCTTACTTTGATTATTCTTCTGTTGGTCAATCGATAGAACCTAAAGCAGGTGATGTAATTGATCTAACTGTATTAGGTTGCGATAGACCTAATGGAAGAGGTTCAGTTAAATATGAAATAACTGAAAGAATGGATCAAGATATATCTACTCTTAACCCTATCTTAGGTCATTACATTTATAGGCTGAGAGGTAAGAGATTAGACTTTACTTTCCAGAATGGTTTATCAAGTGAGAAGGTTAACGAGCAAGTATACGATAACACCTTTAGTGGAGTGTTATCATCTACGCTTACTGATCAACTTACATCAACCGGTAAATCATACCCTACAGAAGAAGATCCATATGACATTGATACATTATCTAAGTCAGATGTAATGGATATGGATGTTAACGATACTGATATATACGGATCGTATTATTAACCTTGTGCTTCAACTGCAGCAACGATCTCTTTAGCATCATGAATATCTTTCATATCGGTATAAGGGCACTCGTAAATCGTTCCAGTAAAGTTATAGTCGAATAGATATGAATCGATATGACCATCTAGGAATTCTTTTTTAGGACCTATGTTCTTATGAAGTTCATAACCAAAGATCTTAGGTTGAGTAGCTACCCATGCTACAGTAGATTTTCTATTTAAAGCAGCTGCTGCATGCTGAAGAGAAGAGTCAATAAATAATCTCTTTTCTGCTGCTGCTGTCATAGCGAAGAGAGCCTTCTTCCCGACAGTTTTATCAAATCGATGCGCGTTTTGTAGCTTAGGATGAAACTCATAGCATACATGGATAACATTATATTTTTGAGCTAACATATTAACAATCTCTTGCGCAACAGTTGGATGAATATCTCTTGTCCATGCATAAGGGTGCTGCTGATGTTCAGGTCCAGGTCCTCCAAATGGCTGGAATAATACTGCTGGGCGACCATCTTGCTTAAATTGATTAACATAAGCATTACCTTCTTCTACTTCTCTGAAATTAAAATGTAACTTAGGCTGTTCTTTATTATACTCTACTCCTACCATATTACACCAGGTTTCAACCAAATGCGTCTTCTTAGTTATATGATTAGTTGTACGATAAGGATCAGCACTATATACCTCAACATCTTTGCCTTGAATAATATCCTTATAAAAATATGGCGTTCTACCTATAACATAAAATCTCTCAACATCAGGATTATTCATCCATACTTCAGCCCAAGCTGATACGACAATAATTTTACGTTTAGGTTTAGCCTTCTTATAAGCTGCAACTACTGCTGTAGCTGCGATGTTCTTACCTATACCTCCTTCAATGTGAAAAACTGTAGTAGCCATACTAAAATATATAGTATGGAAAAGATATTATTCAACTACTAACAATTACCTTGTGATATTTTTAATGTACCAGAAGAATTCCAAATAACACCATCAACACCAGGATCACTTGTCGGTACTGTTTTTAAGTATAAATTTGTAGCATGAAGCATATTAGATGAAACAGAAGTTATCTGACTTGTAGCTACCATAGCAGAACCGGTATGAATACTTTTTATAACATTACAATTTCCACCAGCTATAAACCCGCATGCACCAGACAAAGTATTATTTATTCCACCTGCAATAGTTGAATGGTTAGAGTTGCATAAGCAATTACTTTGGCCACCTACTATATTTGAACCATACGAAGTACCACAAATGTTATTTAGTTGACCTCCTACAATACTATTGTCGCATGTACCACTTTCGAAGTTCTGCTTACCACCTACAATAACACTATCAGGGGTATTAACTTTATTAAGATCACCTCCTCCAACAAAAGAACAGTTACCACATGCGCAGTTAGCGTTACCTCCTGCAACTGTAGCTTTATTTGCAGCGACTTTGTTACTATTTCCTCCACCAATAGTGCCTCCTTCACCAGTTGTATTTGTATTACTACTTCCTCCACCAATAGTAGAATTAGCAGTATTAATATCGTTACAAAGACCACCTCCTATGATACTTCCTATACCAGATGTACCTATACAGTTAGCACGACCGCCTCCAACAGTAGTATGGACTGCTAAAGCACAGTTACTCTCTCCTCCTACAATAACAGCATTTAAACCTGTTAAGCAGTTACCTCTACCTCCTACGATAACTCCAAAGTATGAATTAGAGCATCCCATTGAGTTGGATTCTCCACCTCCAATAAATGAACTATATCCGCAAGTCTTGTTATTACTACCTCCTCCAATAAATGCACCAGTAACTGAATTAGTAAGAGTGTTACCGCATCCTCCAACAATAACGGTCATATTAGCTCCGTTATCTGTATTAGCTTCTCCTCCTCCAATAAAAGAATATGGACCGCAACCAGTGTTACAAAGTCCTCCAACACGAACTGACGCTACACCAGACGTTACGTTGTCGCCTCCACCTCCTACAAAAGACTTGACCCCATTAGCACAATTAGCGCAACCTCCTACTACAGAACCATGATCACCTGCAACTTTATTATTATCACCACCACCTATTACAGCATCACATGCATTAGCTATTACACTATTAGCGCAACCTCCACCAATGAATCCATGATCAGCGTTAGCGTTAATGCAATTAGATTGACCTCCTACTATAGTAGCTACGTCTGCTGTACTATTGGTTTGGTTGCAGTTTCCACCTCCAATGAAAGTATCACAACCTAATGCACTATTTGACTTACCTCCTACTATTACACTACAAGTCCCAGTAACGGTATTATTACAACCTCCTACTGCTGTAGAATGTGCACCGCTAGCAGAGTTACTTTTACCTCCAACAGTAGACGTATAAGCAGCTGAAGCAGTATTACTTTCACCACCAACAATTACTGAACAAGCACCTCCATTAGCATTACCCGCTCCTCCTCCTATGAAAGATTCTTTAGTTGCAGCATTATTGAAGTTACCACCACCAACGAAAGCACCGCTTCCTGTTACTGTATTAGTATTACCTCCAACAATTGAGCTTGCTGCTCCAGTAACTTTATTAATATGACCACCTCCAGCAAAAGCACTAAGGCCCGTTACACAGTTACAAGTACCTCCACCAACAAAAGAAGCTTTACCAATGGCACATGAACTTAACCCTCCAACTAAGGAAGCATAGTCTCCTCTAGATTGGTTAGCATTACCACTAACTATAGTAGAAAAATCTCCTGAGGTTTTATTATCTTTACCACCTGTAATAGTACTACATTTACCAGCCGCGGTATTTCTACACCCGCCTCCTACTATTGTATGTGCACAATTAGCGCCATTACTTTGACCTCCAACTACTACTGATGTGCAGTTGGCAGCAGTATTCGATGCTCCGCCTCCTACAAAACTACCACCACCTAAGGCAGTATTGCCACTACCTCCAACTACAGCATCGCAAGTCGACGAAGCAGTATTACCTTTACCTGCTCCAATAAATGCAACATCGGATGATGAGGCAATAGAGTTACCACAACCCCCTGCAATAGTACCACAAGCTCCGCAGTTTGTATTATTTCTACCACCTGCGATTGTAGAACCGGTACCTCCTGCGTTAGTATGAGTTGCAACAGTACCTACAGTTAAAGTAGTCATGCCGCTAATAGCGCCTAAGAATGTTTGAGTGCAAGCAAACCGATTATTTTTAAACGGTGACGCTAAATGATCTTGCCCGGATAAAAATGTTTGTAACGAGCTAATAGGAGCTGCAACAGTAGCATTATCCTCAACCATTGCAAAAAGTTCTTCACCTTCATATGGAGTGCTAGCTATAGTAAGTTCGGATATCTTCTTTCCCATACTTATATTTATTTACTTTGGTGCTTTTAACCTACAACAAACAGCAATAACTGTAGCAAATACTCCTGAGAATAATAAATGCTTCTTAAAATCTTCTAAATTATTACACATTAAGCCATGTAAATCTCCATCTTTAGTAGAAGCTCCGTTTTCTAACGCGTTTAAGTAAGTACTTATCATCTCTACGCAAAAGTATCCTTTAACCACAAAAGCTAATATAATAGCAGATAACAAATAAACTAAATACTTCGGCTTCATAATATTATTTCTTAATAATATTTTCAGGGTTATCCGCAAACTTCTTGCCTAACTTTACTATACCTGCTATAACCTCTGGAGATATAACTCCTATGATTCCATATGTAACTGCTTTATAAAGAGAAGATATTTCTGTTTGCTCTAATATAAACCATGCGATACCTGCTGAAATACCAGCAGTAAATATCTTTCTAAGTTGTTGTCCCCATGTATAGTGATTCTCTCCGGACAATAAACGTGCTAACATAGCACCTGCACCAATTAAAGGTACAACCCAGCCTCCTTGGAGGAACTCTTTAAGCAAGGATTTTTCAGGTTCCATTTTATATATTTATGGATAAACTTACGTAGATCTAGAGAGTTGTATATAAATTCTTGACTTTCATATAATCAGTATATAATAATAGATAGTGAAGATAAAGTTTGATGAAGCGTCTCATACCTATACGCACAAAGATACTAAGGAAAAGTTTATTTCAGTAACTACTTTACTCGGTGAGTATAAGCAGCCCTTTGATAGGGATGGTCATTCTAAAAGGGTAGCTAATAGAGAGGGCATATCTCAAGAATTTGTTCTTGAAATGTGGGAGAAAGAAAAAGTAAGAGCATGTAACCGAGGGACTGATATTCATAAGATTTTAGAAGATTATATCAGTTTCGGTGATGTTAGAGAGAATTATGGTTGGCTATGCAAATCTTATGATAAAGCTGCAGAACGCTCTATCGATTCTTTTAAAAACGTATTATGTGAAAATTTACTTTATGATGAAGAGTTTAAAATAGCTGGTACTGCAGACTTAATTTATGAACATAAAAACGAGTTTACTGTTGGTGACTTTAAAACTAATAAACGTTTTAGATTTAGCTCACCCTTTAGTGAGAGATTGAAAGACCCTGTAAGTCATTTACATAACTGTGAGTTTAATTTATATGGTTTGCAGCTATCTTTATATGCTTACCTCTATGAAAGAATGTCTGGTAAGAGATGTAGGAAGTGTGTAATCTATTACTTACAAGATGATAGATTTTTAGCTTATCATGTAAATTATATGAAAGCGGAAGTAGAAGCGATCTTAGCTAGTATGCAGAAGCGCAGAGCAGAAGTCCCAGTTAACAATATCGAAAAACTTGCTTAACCATTCTTTCCTATCTGGTCCATACATTAGGTAGTAACTATGCTCCCATACATCTACCCCTAATATAGGCTTACCCATATTATGCATTAGAGGATTATCTTGATTAGGAGTCTTAACTAGATCGAGCTTACCATCTTTTTCGACTAACCAGCCCCAGCCTGAACCAAATTGACTTGCTGCATTATCAATAAACTCTTTCTTAAATTTTGCATAGGTACCAAAGCGTTTTTTGATCCTATCAGCAATCTCTCCGTTAAAGTCACTGCCACCAGGCTTCATCATGTTAAAGAATAATTGATGATTGTAAGCTCCGCCAGCGTTGTCTCTTACTTTATCATTATAGTTGTCAATATTTTTAACTAGCTCTACAAGAGGTATCTTTCTTCTAGCCCCCATAGCCGCATTTAATTTTTTAACATATCCTTTGTAATGCTTATTAAAATGAAAGTCTGTTGTCTGTTTATTAACTACAGGCTCCAATGCATTTAATTTATATGGTAGGTTAATTGGCTTATAAGGACCAACTTTCTCTAAAATTAAGTTTACTTCTGATAAGAATGACATTAATTATATTTAATTAATAAATAGCAATATGAAACGAAATTCTTTACTTAAAAAGTTTGACGCGGAGACGGAAAATTTATGGGAGCAAATTTACAAAATTAAGGACTTGTTAGAGAGTACAGAAGATTTTGAATTATCTGAACTAGGAGGTACTTTTCTAGATCAGATAGCTAGTGCTATTGAAGAGGATGAAGTAACAATAGAGAATATAAGAGATCATATTTTGTCTTGATTATTCGTTTTATGCCTTATAATTAGATAGGCATGCGAATAGAAACTGAGCTCAAGTACGATTTCGATGATGTGTTGATTAGACCTAAGCGATCTACTCTAACGTCAAGAAAAGAAGTTGATCTTCATAGATCGTATAAGTTTAAACATGGCGGAACATATTTTGGCATTCCTATTATGGCTGCTAATATGGATGGGGTAGGAACTGTAGAGGTTTCAAAAGAGTTATCTGATATAGGATTGTTTACTTGCTTAAAAAAATCACTAGGAAAGAAAACTTTAATTGCAGAACTAACTTCTCAAAGAGAACATAACGTAGCTGTTACTATAGGTAAGAGTGATTTAGATTTTAATAAATTAATCTTCTTGAAGGAAGCTCTACTTACTGAAGGATGTATTCTTAAATTTTTGTGTGTTGACGTTGCTAATGGATACAGTCAAAGCTTTGTAGACTTTATTAAGAAAGTTAGAGCGTTTCTACCTCATACTAATATTATAGCTGGTAATGTAGTTACCGGTGAGATGGTTGAAGAGCTACTTCTAGCTGGAGCAGATATTGTTAAAGTAGGTATAGGATCAGGAAGTGTATGTACAACGAGAATTAAAACTGGCGTAGGTTATCCGCAGTTTAGTTGTATTGCTGAATGCGCTGATGCTGCTCATGGATTAGATGGCCATATTATTGCTGATGGAGGATGTACTTCGCCGGGTGATGTTGCTAAAGCGTTTGGCGCTGGGGCAGATTTTGTAATGTTAGGTTCGATGTTAGCTGGTTGTAAAGAAGGAGGCGGTGAGGTAATCGAGAAGGATGGTGCATCTTATGTAGAGTTCTATGGAATGAGCAGTAAGGTTGCTAATGAGAAGCATAGTGGAGGGCTTAAAGATTATAGAACATCAGAAGGTAGAAGAGTTGCGTTACCTTATAGAGGTTTGATTAAGGACGTTGTACAAGACATCCTTGGAGGATTACGAAGTACTTGTACGTATGTAGGTGCAAGTCAGCTTAAACATCTTAGTAAATGTGCTACGTTTATAAGATGTACTAATACTCATAGTAAAATTTATGAGTCTAATACTTTAGAAATATAATGAAAAAGATACTAATACTTGGATATGGATACGTTGGAGGTTACCTCTACAGTGAACTTAAAAAGAAGCATGATGTTGTTATTGCTAAGAAAGACTTTTTAGATTATACTAATTCAAAAGATCTAGATAAGTTCTTAAAAAGCTCTGCATTCGATTATGTAATTAACGCTTTTGGATTTACAGGTAGACCTAATGTTGATCAAGGTGAGTTAGAACCTGAACTTTGTTATGAGTTAAATACTTTTGCTCCTTTACGATTGAGTATGATTTGTAGAAGTTTAGATATAAATTATATTCATATTTCATCTGGTTGCATTTATACAGGCTATGAAAAACAATACGATGAAGAAGACGAGCCAAACTTTGGACTGTATAGTAAAGAGTCATCTACGTATTCTAAGAGCAAGCATGCTTATGAATTAGGAAGTGATTATGGTTTAATTTTAAGAGTTCGTATGCCTTTCTGCGATAAGCTTCATGAAAGATCATACCTTACTAAAATTAAAAATTATGATAACTTAATCAATCTTAAAAACTCTAAAACATATATGCCTGATCTAATTAAATTTATTAGTATGATAGTTAGTAAAGGTAGAGAAACTAAAGAAAAAGATATTGTTAACTTTGTTCAGCCTCAGGCTCTATCTACTGATGGTGTAATCGATTTTATGAAGTCGTTTAAGTTAGGTAACCCTAACTGGGAATGGGTTCAATTTGAAGAGTTAAATTGTAAAGCGAATAGATCTAATTGTGTGTTAGATACTACTAAGTTACAAAAAGATTATTCATTCTTCCCTCTTCTTGAAGAACTTGCTATTCGTGAAGCTTTGAATAATATAATAAAGGATGAATAGAGATATTGTAGGCTTTACAGCTGGAAGTTTTGATTTATTGCACCCGGGATACATTTATACTTTTGAAGAAGCTAAAAGACATTGTGATAAGTTTTTAGTATTTCTACAACAAGACCCTTCTGCTACCAGGTATACTAAATACAAGCCTGTAATTCCTTATTATGAAAGGTATAAAACCTTAATGGCTATTCAGTACATTGATGATGTATATATGTATCAAACAGAAGAAGAGCTATACGATTTAATAAAATTCTTTAAACCAGATATAAGAATACTAGGAGAAGATTATATCGGTAAACCTTTTACAGGTGATGATTTACCTCCAAGGGTAATCTATACTACAAGGTCGCATGAGTGGTCAACTACAAGAATAAAAGACTTAATTACGATACAAACAATTAAACAGAATCCTGATATTATTAAGAAGAAATGAGTACATATGTTGTAACTGGAGGGTGTGGCTTTATTGGGTCATATGTAGTGAAAGAACTTCTAAAGAGTAAGGATGATAATCTTTTTATTTATAATATCGACAAGATGGGGGTTGGTTCTTCTGAGGAAAATATTATTGAAGATGAAAGAGTACAAAATCATTTTATAGATATATCTAATGATGATCATTGGAGGTTAAATATGGCCAATCCTCTAGAGTTTATTAGCAAGCAAGTCGATTATGTTATTCATCTAGCTGCTGAGTCTCATGTAGATAGATCCATTGATAACCCCCTTTCATTTGTTAACAGTAACTTAGTTGGTACAGCTAAAATATTAGAATTAGTTCGTAAGCATAACTGTAGAATGGTACATGTTTCGACTGATGAAGTTTATGGTCACTTGGGTAAAGATGACCCACCGTTTACTGAAGAGAGCCCCATTGCTCCGAGGTCGCCATACTCGGCTACTAAAGCCGGTTCAGATTTACTTGTACAGTCTTATATCGAAACGTTTAAGATTAATGCAGCTATAACTAGATGCTGTAACAACTACGGTCCAAGACAGGGTGATGAAAAATTAATCCCTACAGTAATAAGATCTATTATATCAGGTAATAAGATTCCTGTATACGGTAAGGGAGATAATATTAGAGAATGGATTCATGCTGAAGACCATGCTAAAGCTATTATAGAAGTAGCTTTAAAAGGTAAAGATAATCTCTATAATGTAGTAGGTAATTTGGTTATTAATAATTTAGATTTAATTAAGAAAATTATTAAAGGAGTTGAACTTCAGTATCCAGCTTTCAAAAGAAAAGGTAACGACTATATCGAGTTTGTATCCGATAGAAAAGGTCATGATTTTAAATACCAACTTACTTCTAAACATAACTTGAAAGCTGTTAAGAAGCAAAGTAAATTTAGTTTAGGTAAGACTATTAAGTATTACGTAGAGAAATATAGATCTGGATAGATATTGTTGAGTCTTAAGGCTTTATGACTAAATATTTTAATGAGCCAGACGGGTAAAATTAATTCTATAATCGATGATTTACAAAATACTATCAAAGAGCTGGAGACTTTAAAAGTTGATACGGCTCCTGTAACAGTTAATGTAGACTCAACTCCTCCAGAAAAATCTCAATCTGCTTGTTGTACAGCAAGCTCTTGTTGTTGTACAGTTAACACGACAGCTTCATGTTGCTCATGTACACCTGCTCCCTGCCAATCAAGCTCTTGTTGCTCATGTACGCCTTCTTCATGTCAGTCAACTTCAAGTTGCTCATGCTGCAGTACTGTACAAACAGAAGCTACTTGTAAAGTAGATACTTGTACACCTACTACCTGCAATACTAATTCAGGTTTTTTTTCTCGTGGCTTAACCGAATCATGGCCAAAATTCAAGTATCTAGCTGGAGAAATCGTAGGTAACTTAACTAAAACCCGTACAATGGCCTTGGATGATTCAAACGTCATCCACTCTTTAGGATATAAATCTGATATGCATATTAAGACTGATACAGTCTTAGATAAAATTACAAGAGAAGAGAAAGGTCATAAAGGATTTATTGGCACCGTTAAAGCTTCTGACGGTAATACTTACTTCATGCCGGCATATACAACATCTATTGGTAAGTTAGATAGACGTACAGGAGCTATTACTCTTGAAAACAAATACACATCCACGCCTCAAGTTAGATCAGGCGCAGAAGGTACAAATGGTATCATCTATATGCCTTCTTATACTAGAACGTTAAAGATTTATACCTATAATACTAAGACAGGTGAAACAACATCATTTACTCCTGAAAAGCCTGCATATAGTGGAATAGGAGGCTGTAATCACATCTGGGGTGCTGCTACAGATAAAAAAGGAGAGATTTATATGCCTCAAGTTTTAGGAAAAAGTATCGCAAAAATAGATAAGAATGGAGTATTCAAATATTTAAAAGGAGCTCCTGTTACATCTGGAGTGTCAGGATGGACGCATAAGTACATAGGTGCAATCTATGTTGAGGCAGTAGATAAAGTCTTTTGCTTACCTAGACAAGGAAAGAAGATTCTAATTATTAACTGCGTTGATGACTCTTATGAGGAAGTTAATTTACCTTCTGA